TTCACCTTCAATCATGATACTCATGTTGTTATCTGAACTGTGAAGTGCACCGTGGCCAAGAATAGTTACGTTTTCATTTTGAATTGCATGTATTACTGATTGGATTGTGCTTGTTGGACCTGTTTTTGTTGCAACGTTTGCACCAAAATCTAAATCAACAAATGTTGGTGTTAAACCAACAAAGAATTTTTCTTCATTAACCCAAGTTGGATTTACTTTAGTTTGTGCCATTATATTACTCCTAATATGTTCGGGTTTCGTACCCTATGCATATATTTATCATCTTGATAGCCATAAAAAAAGGCAGTATAACTGCCTTTTTATTAAGTTTAGTTTAACTTAGAATGAGACGTCTGCAATAACGTGTCCTGCTAGGTCACCGTTTGCTAAGTTGTCTGCACCTTCAACGATCATGTTAACTGTGTCTGCTGAAACATCACCAATTTTAAGTGTTGAAAGGTTTAAGTTTTGTACTGAGCTAACTAATGCTGTTAAATCTGAACCACTGATGTTTCCTGATTGCTGTTGGAAACTCTTCAAAAATACATCTTTACCGATGAATTCACCACTAGCGGCCGCTCTTCTATCTGCTTGTGCCATTTTTATTCTCCTAATTTTTACGAACGATAATACGTTCTATACTTTTATTTATCTTTTTTGATATTTTTTTATTTCTTATTAGTAGGAAGTTTGGTATTAAAGCCTCGTTTGAAACCTGTTGTTGCTTTTTTTAGATAGTCGCTTAATTCTTTTGCACCTGGCAATGATCCTTTGATAGCATCGCCTGTTTGCTTGACAAATCCAGATACACCAGGAAAAAGTTCTGTGCCATCATCTTTATAATATCTATCGTGTTGTAATGATCTACCGATAGTATCAGTTCTATCTCTATCGATAGGTTCTGATTTTTTAAATTTTGTTGCGTCAGGTTGATCTAGACCTTTTATTTTATCTTTTGATTTATTTTTATTTTGTGTTGCCTTTGCAATACTTACTGCTTGATCTGTTTCAAGATTTTTATTAGACATGTAGATTTGAATTGCCGCATTTTCTATTGAAGATGGAAGTTTGCCACCGTGCTGGCCTAGAGCAACAAGATAAGCAGAAATTTCGGCGTGGCGCCTTCTATCATCTTCTGCATTTTCAACTATTTCAAAAATTTTCATACTTGTTTTTTTCTACCACTAGCCCAATAACCTGCTATTGCGCCTATGCCGGTACCTGCTTTTTTATATTTATCGACATTGCTACCTGTTTTTTGTGCAATCTTTTTACCTACATAACGTCCTGCTACTGCACCAGCGGCTGTTCCTAATGCTCTTTTAGTAAAACTAGTTCGCGGAGCCTTGTAATCTGAAGATGTTCTGTGACTTCTATACTTAATCATTGTAGTAAGAGGCCCCATTATTTCACTGCCTTTAGCAATACGTCTTATTTCTTGTGTAATCTTTGTAACTACTTGCTGTTTACTTGCAAATTTTAAATTACTCCAATCAGTAGCATACCTTCTATACTGTTTATATCTAGAATCGTTAATTTTTAATTGCGATTCTAATCTCATATAGTAAGTTAATGCTTCATTTCGTCTATCATCTGCATTTGCAATCTTTCTCATAAATTGAATATGATAGTTGCTATTAAAATTTAATGTTTTTAAAAATCTTTTACTTTCGCTATGATCTTTATATCTTAAATGTTTATTATCAGGATCTTTAATAATATAGCATAGCATATATAGATCAGTTGCATGTGTTCTAAATAATGTATAACTGCCGTATTGTGATGTTCTTTTTGCTAATGCTCTTGCATAATCATGTTGTTTATCATCCTGCACCATGATATATAAAATTAAACTATTAAGATATGCTAGATTGGCAATGTCTCTGCCGGTTAATGTGCGAAAGTTTTGGCTGGTTCTATACAGTCTTGATTCGCATAATTCTTCGTTTACTAATTGGAGTTCCATTATTTGGTTGCTCCATGGCCTAAAGCAAAGTTGTTTTTACTAAAGTCTAGTCTATCAACCAGTTTAACTGCATTTCCCATTCTATCTACAGCAACAAAACCTTCTTCTTGTGTTACTTCATACCCACCATCTTTTTCTACAAAGGTAGGAATCTGCTGAAGTGCTTTTAGTTTATTTAAGAAAACTAATTTTGCTTCTATGAGTTTTAAATATAAATCATACACAGCAACAATTTGTGGTACATGTTCTTTAATAAACTTAACACCCTGTACCATTAATTCTGTTTTAGAATCTATGCTTTTTTGTGTTTTAACTTTTGCAATCTCTTTTTCCATATATGCAATATATTTCTGTACAAAACTCTGTGCAAACACAGTTGGATTCTGCTCAAACTCACCTGCATTTTTTATATTAGCATTCACGTGAGCTTTTAGTTGTTGTAAAAATACTTTTTCGCCTATAACTTCTGCACCCTTATCTAAGAAGTTGAATGTATCTTGATCTATATTCTTTAAATATGCGTCTGCTTGTTTGATTGCATTAAGTATTTCAGCACTTTCATTAGCAGTAAGTGTAACAGTGCCACTTAAATCTTTGATGTTAGCATCTGTATGCCATACGCCAGTTGCTTCTCCTAAGCCACTGCTATCAAAACCAAAAGTTGCTCTAGTATCTGCTAGTGTTGGTCCACCTTTATATTCTGTGTGAAATACAATACCAAACTGCTTTGCAGTAATCTGTTTTGCTAAATCACTGTTGCTTGGAACTGCGTACACGATTGTGTTTGGCTTGAAAGTAATGTATGATTCGCCGTCTATCTCTGCCTCTTTGAAATCTTCTTTTCCTGCCCACAACATGTCTCCTTGTGCAACTGTATTCCAATTTAACTTACTTAATAACTTTAATGCTATTGTTAATTTGTCTGAAAGTTCACCAGGGCCATGATTTTCTAAAATATCTTTTGGAGTAAAATTTAATTTTGGCTTTTGTGCAAATACTCCTTTAGTACCTACAAAAAACTTTCCTGACTGCGGGTCTTTACCGCAAATGATTGCAGGCTTACCGTCCCATTTGGTTGTTATGTTTAACTTTTGTTTGCTGTTGCCTTCCAGCATTTGATGTAGACTGTACAAATAATTGATTGACTCTTTGGCACCAGCATATCCTTTATTGAAGATATTGTCCTCGAGGTGTTCAAGGTGTGTATTTTTTCCCTCTGCTTCTAGTATTAAACTCTCTGATAGAATTTGTGTTACTAGAGGCTTTGTAAGTTCTACAAATCTCATTTCTTTTTCTTAGCATTATTTGTTGTCTTAGGAGGATTGCCGCCCCATTCGATGCCTTTGTCAGTTACATTACTGCCTGCATAGTTTGGTCTTGCTCCGCCAGTATCTTGCCAACCTTGGTCTACGCCTTGATCACTCGGTATTTGTTCACCACCTTTCATTGTTGGCTTGTCAATACTTTTAGCAAACTTTTGTTGAGATACTCTTTGATCTGCTTGATAATCATCGTTATCATTTTGAGTTTGATTTATTGCTCTATTAGGCTTTACATTCTTAATAGTATCAGCGTCACCACCCGATGCTTGTTGCTGATCTATATCAGCATAACTTCTTCCTGTACCAGAAGATCTTCTAGCATCTGTATCTAGTGCTCTTTCTCTGCCTAATATATAATCTGCGGCTAAGTGAGCGGTGTTTGATTTGTTGATTGAATTAATTAATTCGTCAAGCATAGGGTTACCAAGTTCTGCGGCAATTGCCTTAGTTGCCATTTTACCTGTTTCGTTATTTGCCCATTGTCTGCCTAACCATGTATATGCCGCCCCATCTGATGCTACTTTTAAAATACCAGCATTAGTGCCTGTTCTTCTACTAGCAGAAAAATCTCCGTCTTGTCTAGGATTTTTATTTACTGCTACAGTACCTTTTGTTTTAGGTTGTCCTGCTGGAGTACTTCTTGCCTGGGCTGAATTTCGTGCCGCTAGTCTTTGTTGCGGTGTGCTACCAGTCATAGTAGCATTATCTATCGCTGGATCACCAGGTGCTTCTGTTAAGAATTCGTATAATCTCATGCTATTGCTCCTCCGCCTGGTGCAGGATTTCTCTGTTGTCCTGTTACCGTAGTACCTGTGCCTTGACCTTGTCTAGTTAATTGAGCATTGTCGGCACCTCTCACAGAAGTATCCATTTTTGTTAACTTGGTTATTAAATATTGTTTCTCACCTTTAGTAAGATTATCAATCATTGTTTTGATATTTGCTGGTAATTCACTCGGAGCATTTGTAGTTGCTTGGGGTTTACCACCTGCAAGTGCTCCGCCAAATGCCGCTCCGGCAATACCTGCAATTTTTTTACCAATACTTGCGTTTGGATCTTGTCTTGTGGCTTGTGCCATACCTTGTGTTTTGCCACTAAAGTAATCTTTAGCACGTTGTATTAATCCAGGCTTGATTTGCGTCTGGCCGTCTTGCTTGTAACCGGCCAATTTAAATAATTCTACTGCTAATAAACCTGATGCAGGTTGTCCTGCTTTGTTTACCCAGGTATTTGTGCCTTGCTGATATGTGTAAACGTCATTCTTCTTGCCGTATTTTACTGTAGTTTTATCTGCAAGTTGCTCTGTGATTACTTCATAGATTTTCATGGTCGTCTCTCTGGGCTTCCTTTATAACTTTTTTTATGCCTCTGGAGAACTTCATTGGATCTTTTGCTTTGATACTGTTTACTAATCTATTTTTTAGATCTTTTGCTGTATTTTCGTCGTAATGATTTTCGATTTGTTCAATCAAATGTATTGCACTATTAATTAAATGGTCGCCTCTGTTTTCGATGACATGATCCTTGTCTCTGTCTACAGATATTTGATTTAATTCTTGTAAAATACTTCTAGTTTTACGCACGAGTTCTCCGTCTATACACACTATTTATCATTATATGTCATTCTTTTTTAAGAACTCACGCATGTTCATTGCTTGAGAGATGGTGTCTTGAGTTTCAACTTCATCTGCTTTGATACTTCCTGTGCGTTTCAGTTGATCTACAAGACTGCCAGTTGTTAAAGTCATTGCATCTTCGTCACCTTCTTCTAAATCTTCAATACGCAAAGTATCAGGATTAAACTTTAAATCTACTTTTGTACCAACACCACTACTAGATCTTGTTTTCATGAACTGTATTTGATATCTGCCTTTTTCTCTCATTGCATTACTTGTAAAAATACCTACAACATTATCTGCTGTTTGTATTTTACTTAAACCACCCGCAATATGGTGATGATCAAATTCAATTTCTTCTACTGCCGCTCTGTTTAACTGTGATGCAGTTACGCAAAGTAAGTCTCTTTCTACTGCCAGGTTACGAATTTCTTCTGACACATATTTGTCTTTAATAAACAAATCACTGCCGCTAACTTTTGCACTGATTGGCATCATAAGATCTAAGTAGTCAACTAATAAGCAGTCAACTTTTTCTCCGCTCTGTATTTCATATTCACGCAAGAACACACGCAGATCATTAGCATTAATGCCGTTTGGCATCTGTTTTACTCTTAGTTTACCTGCACCTTTGGCTTTCATACGAACTTTTAGATCAACATCTTCCATGTTTTTCATAATTTCTTTTGTGCCAAAGCCACTAACCATTGCATCAAGACGCATACTGATAAGTTGTTCACTAAGTTCTAAACTAACATAAACAACATTAAGGCC